ATCATATTAAACTAATGGGAAGACTTGATTATGTTTCATAGTCAATCTTTCTAAGTTAGTTGGAAGAGGGCCAGACCGGGAGACTGAGCTGGCCCTTTTTTTATGCATTAACTTCTCATGAGTATTACCCCCTTGATAGTTTAATACCCGCAGCTTTTAATAATTAAATAGCAGTAACTAAATTAGATATAAAAATAGTGGTACACAGATCTACTGCGTGTCTTAGATGTTCTAGATGTTTTCGGTGATATTTTTTCGACTCAACTTCCCTACAATTACGATACTTTACGAATTGCTCTGAGTACTTCTTCCATGCAAAATTCCTAGGTGAGAACTGAATGTTTCCATCCATAATGGCTTTTTTATATTTTTCTTTTACATGCACAGGTTCAAAACCTGCATAATAACAAACAGTATGGAAATCAGTAGTATTCGACATAATCCATGCATGAGCCTCGCATTTATATATTGAAGGTTTTCTCTCCTGGCTTTTCTGTCCTGCGTCTTCGATTGCATTGCACAGTACTCCTCTCCATAGTTTCTCTTCAGGTTCTACGTCTGTTGATAGTAACTGAGCTGCGAAACTAGTGCCCATAAGTTTTAATAAGGAAAGAGAGTAAGTCACGATAGTATATTGTTCCTTCTATTTCACTTCTGTCTTTTTTAGATCGTTCATAGTCCAGATGTACACTATTGATAACTCCGTGTATATCCTCGCCACTATGTTTTTCTTGTTCAGGAACTTTGTGAAAGATATCTCTTGCCATTAGTCTATTATAGTTATTTTTCGACATCTTTTCCACCTTTGACCAATTTAAATTTGTAAAGCTTAGCCTTCTTTTCTATCTTTTTTTCTTTCCTAAATTGCCACACAGCTGCAATGTCAGCCATAAATTGCGGATCAAATGTATCTCTATAACCAAGCTTGTCCCCCATGTATAAGCGAAACATATTGTTGCTTACTAATTTATATTCTTTATGTGTTAACTTATCTGCTAACACATTTAAGCTTTGGATGAGTGGATTAATGAATCGTTCTTTTTTTGCCACGAATGAATTCCTCTAATATTTTTATTAGCGTTAAAACATAATCTGTTTCAATTACGTCTGGCTCGTGTTTCGTGGTTCTTTTTCCATGTTCAAAGTGACCTGCACCCTTACACTCTTTGCACGTTTGTGTCTCTGAATAAGGGATAATTCTTACGTACCCATTACCATTACAATTCTTACAAATTTTATAAGGATCACCTAATTTCTGATTCATTTTCTTTTTATACTTCTTTTTTGGCATGAGTAAAGGGTTTTGTTCTTGGGTTTTTATTTTTAGGCCATCTGCACATGAACTTCTGCACAACTGTATTCTTCATATCCTTCTCGTCACCAGTCACAATAAGAATATCATGGCCATTTTCATGAGCATGTACATGATGAGTGATATAGTTATTCACAGGAATTTCTCTCGTGTTGGTTCTTAAATCATCGAGATAGTTTTCTAAATCAATACAATCTTTATCGGACATCATCTCTTGCTCCTAATAATTTTTGCTTGTTTTCTCCATGCCCATGCACTTATTGATCCTGTTATACCCATGAGCCATATGTAAAATTTTAACTTCACAGCTTATCTTTCCAACTATAATGTTTTTTAAGCTCCAATCTTTTCTGCTCAGTATAGTCTTCAGTATGCCCATACTCTTGTCCATCTCTCATAATTCGTAACATCTCTTCACAGGTAAGATTAACATTTTCTTTTAACTTCGCTAATTCTCGCTCTGTTTGGTTTAGTTTAGTTTGTATGTTCCTATTAATTTCTTTTAGCTTTCTGTTTTCTTGTTCTATACTAGGAAATACATCTATATTATTGAAAGCTTTTTCTAAATCTCCCATTGGATCCATAGTGTCAGATTCTAAATCTGGTGTAAGTTTATCTTCTTGCATGACCATTTCTTCCTTTAATTTTAGTTGGTATAATACTTGTCTTTAAAATTTTCTTTTTATACGAATCGATAGTCATACCAGTTTTTTTCGCCTGGAATTCTACATACTCGTTTACTAATTTTGATATCATAGATGCAGGTGATCTAAATTTTTCATTACAAAGTCCTTGTAACAAATCATAGTCTGGTTTTCTTACTGCAACAGATTTAAATTTATTTATATCCATGTTTCTTTAACTCCTTTTTCAATTGATCTTTGGTTTTAATACTCACCTTTGGTAAAAAGATGTAAGCTCTTTCAAAGTATGGATTGTTATCGCTAAAATCCCAACCCTTGCTTTTGCTCAATCTAGTTATAGCTGCGTATTGTTTATCTTTCCAATCCATTTTTAAGAAAGCCATATTAAGGCTCCTAAAAATAATGTTAGTTTAGGAAACAAAATTGTAAAAATAATAACAACTCCAAAAAATCTTAACCAAGCCATTATCTATTCTCCAATTCATTCTTAGCTAACTGAGTACATAGATCTGTTGGTAAAGGTTTGACATACTCATCTCCGATTTTGATGTGTACATTTTTTAGTTTACCTGCAACCTCATCAAAGCTTGTGCCCTCTGATAATGCAATATCTATCTTCTCAACTAGACCTTTAAACATTTTTGATTTACTTTTTAAGTTCATTGTTTTTTCTCCTGTCCCATTAATATAGGAATTGATACCCTAGTGTCAACAAGTATTTTTGGTGTTATATTTAATTATGAAAGAATTCTTTATGATGGGTATGTTATGCCTAATTAACCCAATGACAGGCCAGGAGCACTGCGCTATGCTGCATGAGGATCCAATAATATTTTACCGGGAAGAAGTCTGCAAAGTCGAGGCAAGCAAAAAAGTCAATGAAATAGCGGTTCAAATGACCGAAAAAGGGTTTTACGTTACAAGAATTTTTATGAACTGCGTTGTTGACAAAGATAAACTAAACACTTGATTTTACACCAAATAGTTGATAAGATTATCCTATGAAGCAATATCGCTTTCAATGTTATGTGGCTGGACTATATATTACTAGTGTCGTAAACGCCAATGACGATGAAGCTGCGATCAATGGCTTTGTACAGAATCTGAATGATAAACAGTATTCTGTTAAACCTGATGGATTCGGTCGTGGTATGCGTCGATTCCATATTACTTATGAGGAGCTAGACAATGGCACTACAGGAGTTAATATCGAAGAAGCTTCAGTTGGAGTCCAAATGGGCAACACAAGCGTTAGCACAGGGTAGGGTTACACCTGATATGAAGTGGATCGATATTGAAATCAAAGGTCTTAGAGTTAAGATCAACGAGCAAAGCGTAGAAGACGCTGAGCGACTTTTTAAAAAAACTGGTTAATTACTAGTTTTTATATTTTTTTCAAAAATCATTGATTTGGTACGGGGACTCTTGCTCTCTATTATTTTGGAACTACAGTTCTGACGTTTTCTGTAAATAAGTGAGTAACTTTTTCTGTGTATTTTTTCATTTTACCTTGCCACAGCTTCTCCATAAATCTCAACATGTTAGGATGTTCATCCCAAGTAAGATCATTTAATTTTTTAAAAAAAATTTTTTCATCTTTGTTTCTTGCTTTGTAAAAAAAGCTGCCTTTGATGTCTGCCTTCTGAAGTATTCTAAACCTATCACTGCCATCAGTTAGTTGATCATTCTCATCAATTACCATTGGACATAACAGACCATTCTTTTCTATGTCCTTTTTTAATAAGTCAGCATTGAATGCTATTTTCTTTTTTACATCATCAAATTTTTTTAAAACTAATCTTTCTTTGAAGATCATATATGTAGGCCAGGCTACAGATCCAATACCTGCTACTTCGTTTTTATGAAGCTTGTCCAAAGTCATCTCCTAAAGCTACATCTACTTTACTTGGTACTTTAAATTCCATACAAGTTTCCATTGTTTCCTTGATGTTCTTTATATCATCATCTGTTTTAATATCAAAACATAATTCATCATGTATTTGCACTTTTGGTAAATAACCTATTTCATTACAACTTATAATTGCTTGCTTTGTTTGATCAGCTGCGGATCCTTGTATTAATCTATTTAAAGCTTTATAAGTAAAAGCTCTTTTAATATTGTTTTTACCATATTTTGCAACGGCGTTTTCAAATGTTTCTGGTGAATGAATACCAAAATCTTTAGGTTCCCACATGTCAAATCGACACTTCCTACCTTTTTTTGTTCTAATTACACCTTCATCATTTGCTTTTTTCATACATCTATCAGATAATAACTTCACAAATGGAACTTTACGATTATACTTGGATATTAGTGCCGATGCTTCTTCTGTGGACAATCCAAGTGATATACCTAATTTATTTTTACCCATTCCATACATCAATCCTAAGCCTATTGTCTTGGCTTGTTTTCGCTCTATTCCTGCTAGATCTGCTACTGTTTGGTGAAAGTCGGTTTCTGAATTAGCGTAAGCCTCTACAAGTTCGTTAGAACCTTCGTATCCGTCGCCTATAGAGGCTGCATAATGTACTACCATTCGTGGTTCTTGTTGACTATAGTCAAAGCTTCCCCATCTACAACCTTCTTCTGGTAAGAAGAGACCTCGGATTTTTGGTCCAAAATCTTTGTTACGTGCTGGTAACTGTTGAAGATTAGGATTAGCCATAGACAAACGGCCGCTGACAGTCCCACCACTGTCACTACGTAACTGATTGATCTCGCCATGTATTCTCCCATTGTGTTCGTATTTTAAAATTGAGTCCAGGAATGTACCATGAAACTTGTTGATCTCTCTAGCCTGTGCTATATATTTTGATATTTCGTGTTTCGAATTAGCTAACCAATTGGATGTAAAAGATGGCTCATGAGTTTTGTCAGTACGTGGATAATCTATGCCGAGTCGGTCGTAGGCTTCTCCTATTTGTCGTGCTGCCCATATGTCTACTTCTTTGCCTGCTAATTGTTTTATTTTTGTTAAATACTGCTTCTCCTGAGCTTGGAAGTCTTTTTTTAGTTGATGCGCCTTATCTACATCAACTTTTACACCCCTCTCTCTCATCTTAATTAATATTGGAAGTAGTTTAGTTTCCATTCTCCAAACTGTTTCTAAATTTTGATTATGTAATTCTGGTTTAAATCTCTGCCATAACAAATATGTTAGACGTGCATCTTGCTCAGCATAAAAACCAACATGCTCTGCGGGTAACCTCCACATTTCTCCTTTGGGATCAATACCATGATCCTTCGCAGCTTCTTTTAAATCGGTTTCGGACTTTAGCTCACCAAGATAATCTTTAGCTAATGCGTTTAGACTGTAAGACCATCTGTTTTCATCAATTACTGCAGCTGTAATCATTGTATCTATTATCTCACCATTAACTTCAATACCCATTTGTCTCAACCACCCAATATCATACTGTGCATTATGAAATATTTTTCTACATGGTAACTTACAAACATCTTTCATGTAGTTTAAAACTTGTTCAGGTATCATGTTGCCGCCACCCTCATGTTTAAATGGATAGTATCCTTGCCAACCTTCTACAGCTACAGCGAAACCAATAACATACCCATTACCAGTTGCCCAACCTGCACCAAGTTTATTATTAATACCTTCGTCTCTAGTTTCTAAATCTATTGCTATCTCATCATAAGCACTTAAATCTTTATACTCTGATGGACAAGACCAAATATGTTTTTTAAAATTAAATGTAAATTGTAAACCCGTCATAATTTCTTTGGTTGATATATATGTTTTTCTTTAATGATTCTATTTAATTCGTGTTTATTACTAAATGCATATAAAGCTGCATTATAGTTTTCTGGAAAAATTTCATAAGTTACATCCTGTGTACCTTCTAACCTAGGGTAGACTTCTAAAGTAAACTTATGATTTTTTATTGTTATTTCTTTTTGTATTACTCTGCCCATTTGAATCTTTCATTTTCTTTTTCTCTAATTCACAATAATGTATAATTTTATTAAGATCTTCAATTCCATTTTTATTCAAATACCTACACACATATTTGATAACATTTCCCTGAAAGAACGAAAGATTATTTTTTGATATGAACTCATAAGGTTGAATATGAAAGTCTTTGTAATGAGATCCTCCAATTTGTTTATCTTGAGGAAAACTCTCGCTAAAAATATCTTTATTTGTCATATTTTAAATCTTTGTAATACATTTAATTTTTCTTCAGCTTGTGCAATTTTATCTATTTGTTTGTCTACTTCATCAATATGTTGCGGATGTTCACCAATTCC